ACAGAGATTCTTGTCCATTTGGCCAAAGCTATGGGTAAAGAATTGTATACCCAAGACATGGGTACTGTTCAAGATGCTCAGTCTGCATTGTTAGGTGTTCACCGCATCAACAAAGAAGGTCACTCTGCATTTGATTATGCTCCATTTGTTGGACATATCAAGTCTGGTGGTATTGTTTTGTTAGATGAGTTGAATCGTGCACCTCTTGCAGCTAATAACATCTTGTTTCCATGCTTGGACAAAAGACGTTATTTACCAATTGATGTCGCTTGCGATGAAGGAGATAGAACTGTTTCTGTAGCAGAAGGAACTGTCTTCTTTGCAACTGCTAACCTTGGTTCTGAGTATTCTGGTACTCAAGCTATAGATAGAGCGCTTTTAGATCGCTTCTTTCCAATTGAGCTTGACTATCCAAAACTTGAGGATGAGGTTAAAATCTTGATGCTACGTACTGGCGTTGACGAGAAAGTTGCAACAGCAATCGTCAAAGTATCTAATGAGATACGCAAGCAGTACAAAGAGCAGGAGTTATCTTCTGCGATTTCAGTTCGTCACACACTTCAGGCAGCAAGTTTGGTGTCTGATGGGTTTGAAATAGACAAAGCATTGCTTTCTACTATTATGCCATTGTTTGAAGATGGTATAGGCGTTTCTGAGCGCAGTAAGGTACTTTCTATTGTATCTGCGTTCTAAGAAATGCTGTAGTAGGATCAGCAATGTAGAAAATAATGAGAGGGGTATTGTCGCCCCTCTCTTTTCTATAAACTTAATTTAGAAAATATGAGCAATTTTGCAAAAGACTGGTTTGGTAGGAGAAAAGAAGAAGCCTACACATACACAAGCAACAAAAATAGATTCTTCAGTTGGGATAGTGGAAGAAGTAGTTATTCTTCTTTCTTTACACGCTCTAATGATAGTTTACAAACATCTGCAAAGATGATTGGTTCTATGTTCAGAGTTATTGGTGTTCCCAAAACATTTGACTATAAGGCACATAACCCAAAGAAAAATACTGAAATTCAGATTCCAATTCACATGTTGAAAGATGAAGATGGTAAGTATCGTGAGCCAAATCCAGAGATTCTTGATGCATTCTATGGTGCTGCTATACAAAATGCTGCTCTTGCTTCTATGCAGACAACAAGTGAGTATGGTAAATCTATTACATGTAGAAATACAAATAGAACTGGATTTTCTTTGAAAGATTATATGTTCAGCATTCTTAATACAGAACGTATTGACAAAAAGCTTGCTGACAGACTTCCTGGTTATCTGAAATTTGTACAGAAATACAAAGACCATCTGTATGACAAGAACTATATACCTATTAGTCCTGAAGAAAAGGCTCAAAAACGTTTATTGGATCTTGTCACAAGAATGTTAAGGTATCCTGCTAATGTTACTGAAGAAGAACTTGCAGAATTTGCAAAGCCATTGAAACAAATGGAGCGTCTTTTAAAGAAACATGGAGGAATTCCTGCAACATCTGATGATTGTGCATCTATGGCTTCTAGCCTTGCTAATATTGTATACAAATACATAGAAGAAGAGGAAGAAGAACCAAAATCTAAAGGTGGAGGTGATGATAATGATGAAGATGGAGGAGAAGATGAGCCAAGTACTGGCGGTAAACCATCACCCTCAGCACCAAGCATGGATAAGTCTCAGTTAAATGAATTTGCAAAAGAAATGATGTGGAATTCATTTGGTCAAGATGAATCTGATGAATCAGATGCTGAACAAATGAGTGCATTCAATGATTTTGTTGATGATATGACGTCTGAGCCAACTACACCTAAATCTAATATAGATTATAGTAATAATGGTATTGCAAAAGATGGTAATGTTAAATTTATCAAATCTCGTAGCAACAAAGCAACTTATCAAGCAAATCTTAAAAGGATTGATATTACTAAAGCTGCAGTACTTCAAAAGTTATTTCAGCGTAAGAGTAAAGATTATCAGTTTTCTATGCGTTCAATGCGTTCTGGCAGATTGGATACTAATAAAATTGCAGAAGCAGTTCAAAAAGTACCAACTGTTTATGAACGTTTTGGTAAGGTAAAAACTGATAAGATTTGTGTTGGTGTGTTGATTGATGAGTCTGGTTCTATGTGTGGTAGTAAAATACAAAAGGCACGCGAAGCTGCTATCTTTATTAATGAAGTTTTTAGAGGTATGCGCGATGTTGAGCTTTTTATTTATGGTCATACAGCAGATGAAGAAGGTTCTGGTTCTACACAAATCAGAATATATCGTGAACCAGGATATCACATGGATTCTTATGCATTAGGTGCTGTTGAAGCAAGAAGTAATAACCGTGATGGTGATGCAATCATTGCTACTGCAAAACGTATCAGAAAACAGACAGAAAACCAAGGTATTTTGTTTGTATTATCTGATGGTCAGCCTTCTGCACATGATTATAATGGTAGAGAAGCCATTAATGATACACGTGAGAAAGTGAGCAAAGCACAAAATCTTGGATTTCAAGTGATTCAGATTGCCATTGAGGAGTCAGTTCCTTCTAAAGAGATGTTTGATTACTATATCAAAATGACAGATATTAAGAATCTGCCACGTGATATGGTAGGATACATGTCTCGCAAGGTTGATAAACTCATCAAGGAACGTGTTACATTGTAAAAGTTATGGCTCTTGGATAAAACTAAGAGCCATTTCTTTAACTTTTAAAAGTTTAAACATATGGTCAATAAACAGAATCCTCTTGTGGAGAGCGTAGAAAGAAAAAGTATGCTAATAAGACCTAGTGGTAGATCAACTGATTTTATTAGTCCAAGCTTTGGTCATGGTTGTTTGTACAATTGTGGCTATTGCTATATGAAACGTCATAAACCAGAAGGACTTACTATTGCAGACAAAAAGAGTGTAACTGATATTCTTACAGAAATCAATGCTCATGCGTGGTTTGATACAACTGAAAAGCCAAATCAAACACATGATGAGTATATTACATATGATATATCTTGTAATGAAGATTTTGCACTACATGCCAAATATCATGATTGGCAAAGAATATTTGAGTTCTTTAAAAATCATGAACGTGCTATGGGTTCTTTTGCAACCAAACATGTAAACAATAAACTTTTAGAGTTTAACCCTCAAGGTAAAATTAGAATTAGATTTAGTCTTATGCCAATACCTTATGCAAAGATTTTAGAACCAAATACAAGTAAGATTATAGATAGAATTAAAGCTATCAATGATTTTATTGAAGCAGGTTATGATGTGCATATTAATTTTTCTCCTGTGATTGTCACAGATGGATGGTTAGAACAGTACAGAATCTTATTTGAGGGTGTTGATGCCTTTGTAGATAGAAAATATAAACATCTTGTTAAGTCAGAAGTTATATTTCTTACGCATAGTAAAGACAAACATCAGTATAATTTAGACAATGAATTACCTGGTGAGAATCTTTTATGGCGTCCAGATATACAAGAAGATAAGATATCTCAGTATGGTGGAGAAGCATTGCGTTACAAATCAGGTTTTAAAGCAGATAGAATCAAAGAATTTCTTGAATTAAAAAATGAAATAATACCATGGAACGTTACGAGATACGTATTTTAAATGGAGTAACAGTAGCTACTCCTAAAAGAAAAAAACCAAAAGCAGAGGAAAAACCTGCTGAGAAAAGAGAAAAACTCAAAAGTAAACCAAAACAAAAAGGAATAAACAATGAAGAGGGAGATTAAAATTTATTGAGCGTATGAAAAGAATAATTATTATGATGCTTTTGCTATTTGCAATTACATCATGTCAAAAGGAAAAATTCTGCAAAAACAAAAATTGTGGAGAAATTGTAAATGATGATATCACATTTGATGCATCAGGCAATGCTTGTTATTCACTATCTATCAAAAACAAATGTTCTGGTAATGTAAAAACATGGTGTTTTGATTATAACACGTGGTTTAATTCACCTGTTGGTAGTGATTTTTGTGTTAGTAATGTAGAAAGTTGGTAACATGTTACACTTTCTAAAATATCTAGTGGTATGGATAAGCCAAAACTTGTCCATACCTTTCTGGATGGTGGGTCATGTACATTTAATGACTACTGTTTACCAAGATATTCATGAGATAATTGCATCTTTGGGTATGAATATTATTGTGGCAATTGGATTTACTATTGATTATTTAGAAAACAGAAAAAAATGATGATAACAGTATTTAGAGGGACTTATATACTTTTGTTAAGCTATAATCCTTGTGATGTTTTTGACTATTTTGGTGTTGAGTCTATGCATGGTTTATCTAAAACAGAATGTATGGCGCATCATAATACTCCTGACAGTTCATATATTGCAGGATGGTGTAATTTTGTACCAAAAGAATCTGACGAATATACAAATGAGGATGCTCGTTTTTTATTTATTAATCTTGCTAGATGTACCGATGACATATCTACTATGGGTTTGATCATGCACGAAATGATGCATCAATCTTTTTTTATTCATGATTACAATATGGATAGCGAAGAAGAAATTATCACTTGGGCAGAAGAAGAAGCATACAAAGTGTATGATATTGTAAAACCTTTTAGAGGAAAAGTAGTAAAACAAGCATTAATACCTAAATAACCATGAGTAAAGATGTAAAAAAACCTTGTTATAATTGTCATATGGAAAAAGACAAATCTGAAATGCAAGAGATTGGAGTTTGGGTATGTAATGAATGTTTGGAAAAATTTAAAAAACCTATTAAGAAACCAGCTAAATCAGAATAGTATGAAAACAGCAGTAGAGTGGTGGAAATTGTTGATTGTATTTATTTCAGCAATATTTTTAGAGGCAAATAGCATAGCAGGGTTTAAATTTCTAATGGATAAAAATTGGATTGGTATGGTAATGATGGTTGCAATTAATCCATTTCTTTGTTTACCAATGAATCATTATACTATAGAAGTAAAAACATTAAAACAAAGAGCATTAATTGCATTAGCGTTTAGTTTAGGATTTACAACAGGAGTATTAACTATAAGACCATTTTTTATTTAACCTTTAAATTAGAATAAGATGGAAGAAGATAAAAAAGTATTTACATTAAGAGAGTATTTACAAGCAGTTGATAATGCATATGAAACTGGTAAAGCAAATAAACCAGTTGAAGAAAAAGAAAAAATGATTGCACATATTAAACATTCAGCAGAAAAATGGGCTAATATTGTAAATAAATCAGAATAAGATGGCTGATGAGAAAAAGAAAATCAAAGTAGAAGATCCCATTGTGCTTAGCGTGATGGGTAAATTCTACAAAAGAAGCCAAGTTGGTATAAAAAAGTATGGCACTATGCTTAATCGTACAGATTTAACTGTCAGTGAATGGCTTAATCATGCACAAGAAGAAGCAATGGATCTATGTTTATATTTAGAAAGATTAAAGTCAGAAGTTAAAGATTATGAATCTAAAATCAGAAATAATGATGAATTATAAGTATCCACAATGGTTAGTAAATACATTGCATATACTAGCAGGAATTGCAATTGGTTTTTTAATATCTAATTTTATATAAGATGTCTGATATAACAAAATGTCATGGACTTGATTGTCCAGTAAAAGAAAAATGTAAAAGGTTTACTGCTAGATCTAATGATAATTGGCAAGCATATTTTCTAGAACCACCATATGATAAAACTGATACAAGTTTTACATGTGATATGTATTGGGGAGATAATGCAGAAGCAGTCTGGCAGGACTTAAAAAGAGCAATGGGTATTAACTTACCTGAGTAATTTGTCCAGTAAATTGTGCAAAAAACTGGACATTTGTCAACTTATAGACTGATATTTTCTCAAAATTTTAAGGTTATAGGTTGACAAAATCATATTATATTGCATATAATTAAGTGTAAAAGCACAAAAACTGATGCAATTGCATATAAAATCACAGTATAAAGTGCATTTTGATACCCTTTTGGGTATAAATATGTCATAAAAGGGACATTTATACCCTTTAAGGTGCATTATAAGACACATTAGTATTTACAAAAACCTGTAAAAATGAAAAAACTATTTAAACTTATGGCTTGGATTCAAGAACAAAAAATACAAGCTATGATTCATTGTGGCAGAGGTTTTAATTAATTAGAATATGGAAGAGCCATTAATGTCATTACACCCAAAAACTTGTCAAGAAAAACTTCTATGGGAGAAAGAAAGAGTTAGAAGTTTAACTGAAGAAAATGCTAAGTTATTAGCTCAAATCAATAACCTAACAGCGCATATTGAAGACTTAAAAAATCAAATGAAATTTACACAAGTTGGTGCGTTGATTATAAAAACTCAAAAACAAAAACAAACCATAAAAGATTTAGAGAACAAGAACAAAGACTTAAGATCTAATAATGAGCAGTTATTAGTTACATTAGGTAGATTACAGACTAATCGTTGATCTCAGAATCATCTTTAAGAAACTTTGCTTTCTCAGCTATAACATTAAATATTACTAGTGCAGCAGCTGAGCTAAAGCATTCATCAATTTGTGTTTGAACAATGTCCATAGGAGCAGGGGTAACAAGAACTTCCCCTGTTCTTAAATGGATTTTTGTACCAGCATCTGGATTCATAACATTTACAAAAGATGTACGTGTTATGTGTGTTATATTAATATGCTCAATATAATCACCATTATCTGGATCCTTGAATAGAATTGGTAGAAACATTATAGTACAGTATTGTTTTCTATCTTATAATTTTCTACTGATACAGTATCATTGATTTTTGTAAGAATTGCAAAACCATGATTCCATTCATTTACTTCCATATAATCTGGATGTAAATCACATAAGCATCCCACGCTATAACCTACAATAGAATTAGATTCTTCAATGCCATAAATGCGCTGAGAACTCTGTGAACTTTTATGAAAATGGCTCACAATACAGTTAGTTTTAAATTTCATTAGAGCAGTTCTTGCTGGCACTACACCACCTGCTCCAGGAATTTTATCACCATGCTCAATAAGATAATTGCCAAATACTACTTTTGTTCTAAATGGTATGTATTCAATTCTATGTTCTGCTACTCTTAGTATAACATCTAATCTGAATTCATCTATGTCAAGTAGTTCTGCAGATTTGATTTTTAGATACCTTTCAAATCTGTTTTCATGATTACCTGGTATAAAGTAAATAGGTATACTTGGAAATCTTGAACGTATGTAAGCAAAGAACTGTTTACCAGCTTCAATTTCATCTTTGAATTTTACTTTACGCGGATCTTTCTCATGAAAAGAAAGTTGATAGAAATCTAATAAGTCTCCATTGATTAATATGCTATCTACATTCTCTGCTTCTACTTTATCTAAAGCAGTCTCAATAGCATCTTCATCATGAAATGGTATATGTAAATCACCAATAACAGCAAGCTTTTTACATCCTTTTGGAAATAAAAAAGTTTCGCGTTTTTGTGTTAATGATGCAGGCATTGTGCTATAATTTTGCATAACAGTTGCTTTTAATGGGTTTATGAAGTCTTGATTCCCTAAATTTTTTCTTAATTTTTTGCCCATTTGACCTCTATAATATCTTACACGAAGATACACAGCTTCTTCATTATAAAAGAATGCAGAATTTTCATTGTAGATTTTACGAGCAATGGTTTTAGAAGGTGAATCTTTGTATTTTTCTAAGTATTCAAATACAATTTGTGTGTTTGTGTTTGGTTTCCTCAATTGATATATTTTTTGGTCTTCAATAAAAGATACAACTTTTAACCACAAATTGCAAATAACTAATTTTTAAGGCATAATCAGTCGCAATCCACAAGTATTCAACGCAATGCAATTTACATTTTTTTTACAAAAATGTCTATTGTAGCGCAAGCAATCAAGGTGGTAAAGCTATACTGTTGACTACCAAGAACAGATTGGACTCCAAAACATTGAGGAGTATAAACAAAATATCAGCAGTAATGCTGGACGTGTTGTTCCCTTGAGAAAGGAATGTCCTATAAAAAGAGAGTAATCAGGATCTCTACAACGCGAATGAGTTCTCAGCTTGACCCTACTATTTTTTACGCTATGCAGCGCTACTGTAAGTATAGAAGTGTATGAGGGTGC